CGAAGACGCATTTGCCAAGACCAAGGCGGGAAAGAAAATGATCGCGGATCGGGAGGAAGAAGTCATCAAGGAAACTAAAGACCTTCACGCCCGAGTACGCTTGATCATGAAAACTCACAAATTGGTCCATCCAAGTGCCCGCCTCACACGGGGAGAATACAAGTTCAATCAGTATTCTATGGAGTATAACAACGGCACACGAAATGTGTTGCCGTTTGTCATGAAGAACCCCCCCGTGGCCCCCCATCCCCGAGGCAACCGCGCCGAAAGGCGAAAGAAGCTCAGTACGAGCTTGGGGGAAAACAGCCAGAGCAAACGGGGAGAAGATCTACAGAAAGAGATTGACTTATTCGGAAATGACGGTTGGGCGAACGACGAGTCCCAACAGTTAGACTTTGAATCATTGCCCGGATTTAAAGAGCTCGAAGCTGAGGCAGGGAGATTTTCCCCCACTTCAACCCCCATCAAAGTGAAACATGGCCGGAAACATTACCGTGTCACGGCGAACTTTGATGAGAGTAGGAAAGAGGTTTTCTCTCAGCACGCTGAACCATCAATAAGGCAATTCACCATTGATGAGGAAAGCAAGGGCAGCCACACCTACACCTGGTTCATTCCGATAAAGAAATTGAATGCACTCCAACATGCCTTAAACGGCAATCCAGGCAAAGGAGGTAAAGGTGGGCCCAAGGAAGTGATGTGTTATAACTGTCACCAAATGGGTCACGTTAGAACCAAGTGTCCAAAAACCAAAGACAAAGGTAAGGACACAGGTTCCAGCGGGAAAGGTGGTGGCAAAGGGAAAGGTGGAGGCAAAGGCGCTGGGGGAAAGGGCGCCGGGACTGGGAAAACTTGGAAGACCGGGAAATCTGGAGGTGGAGGAGGAAACTCCAAAACAGCCATTTTGACCGCAGCCTTGCAGGAAGCGACCAGGTGTGAAACAGCGAAAGTACAGGCTAGAAGGGATGTGGAAGTCGAACAGGCGGAAGAGGTGACAGAAAGAGCAGTAGTGCTCCACCAACCAGCCATGGCAGCATCCCAACTCTGTGATTTCGTTCGTAACGCCGGAGCTCACTTGCTGCGTGGAACCGACCGAGAGACCACTTCACCAATCACGGTAACAGGAGGGAAAGATGAGGATAAGAAAACGTACAAACCAGTGGACAATTCAAGCAAAAACATCATTGAGTCAGAATTTTATCAAGACGACCATGCAAAATTGCCAGAATTTCGAAGCCGCTTTTCGTGGTTCACTTACGCTAAATTATTCGGGCCCGAGGCAGTAACGATTCTCAGCACAAATGTTGCTGTATATGCACTGTCGGTATGGCAAAGTATCAAGTACCTCAGCACTCAAACCAGGCACTGGCAAACACATTATCGACTAGAGCCGGCATATGATTACCGTGAATTCCAACCCGCTGTGAGTGAACCAAGCTTCATTTTTAGATTCTTACCCGACGTGACAAGGTGGGGTAGGCAACTAGCTTTGAGATCAGAAAACATTGTGAAGAAGAAGGAACATATTGATCGAATGTGCCAGCAGAAAATAGTGACTGAAGAACACTGGGAGTTGAAACCAGAATGGATTAACCCTAAATTGGGTAAGCTGTTCGTGGCAAAATACCTGTTCGGGTCACTGTTTCTCTTAGCAGCAGGTGCATACGCTTGGTACATGATCCAGAAGAACTTAACCAACTCCACACAGTTTAAGATTTTGATGCCGGAGGCCAGCGAATTGAAAGATGACATGAGACCTGACAGGATGCACCATGCTGACATCAAGTATGAGAACCCGAAAATTTCACGAGTGGAAGTGACTTACCACAAATCATGGGGACCTATGAGCGTCGACTCCGACGATCAGTGGCCCCTTTTTAGTCACAAAGGTGAATCTTTCAGGATTTCGTCCGAAATCTCTTCGCACTACGGGAGTTACCAAATGTTATCCGACCCTGCGGTCGTGACACATTTGAACCTCAAACGCGACATCAAGAGAATTGGGTCGGTCAACATTGAACGCTTGGAAATGGAGCAGGACAATATCTTATCCCACACGGCAAGGGTGGTAACCGCTCGCAAGATTGCGAATGGTCAGAAACACTGTGTGCCGGAAGACATTCCTTTAAACTAAATGTGGCTTGTGTGTATGGGTACCGCCAAGGCGATAGCGGTATCCCAGTGATCGATATGAATGAGAACGATGGCGGGAGATTTAAATTGTCTCATGAAGCAATCGGCAAATTACATAGAGAACACGCACGCAAGCCAATGGCATTTTTACAGGTAGGCCGAGTACCTGGGATCGCGATGCCAAGGAGTGATGGAGAAGATTGGATATCAACATTAAGCGGTTGTCTACACCGTGTGTCACCGAAGGTGCCGGAATTTGATGATAAAGGACTAGCAGAATTTGCATTGGAAGTCTTCAAACAATTCCTGGAGCCATTGGACTTTGATGAAATAATGCCTTTTGAGACTTTCCTCAAGCAAATGAAGAAACCTCAAGAGTTCAAAAATGAAATCAGAGCGTACCACCAGAATAGGCAAACCGACTTTATGATGGGACTAAAGAGAGAGTGCTCCTCGTTTGTGAAAGCAGAAGCTTACACAACCTGGAAACATTCTCGAATTATAAGCGGGAACTCAAGGAAGATGTTCACGTGGGATACGCAGTCATATTACTCACGGATTATTAAATCCATGGAAGAGAAAATATATGACAAATTGCCTGGGTTAGTGAAACATATGACCCCACATCAGCGGGCGGAATTG